CGTCTGAACGAGCTGTATGCGGTTACCGACCAGGTTGGTTTCATTGGCACGCAGCGTGTGGATGGCAAGCTGATTCTGCCGGAGGCAATGCAGGTCATGGCTCTTGGCACCGGTACCGCGAGCACAGGCGCCTGATCAGGGAGGTGAGTGATCATGGCACTGATTTCGCTTGATGAAGCTAAAGGGTACCTCCGGGTGGATACAGCGGATGAGGATGCCATGATCGGCATCCTTTTATCTTCTGCCGAAAGGCTCTGCGTGGATGTGGCGAGGCTGTCAGATGAGAAATGGGAGGCGGTAAATTCTGATACAGAAGACGCCTCCCTGACGCCTATCCGGGAAACTATGAAGGTGGCGATTCTTTATGCGATGGCTTACCTTTTTGAGCACCGGGAGGAAGCGGATCTCCACGAACTAACGCTAACGCTCCGCGCCCTCCTTTTTGCAATTCGGGAAGGGGTGGTCTGATGAATGTAGGTGCGCTTAGGACCCGAATTACGATCCAGAAGAATGAGACTGTGACGGATAAGTACGGAAACCATAAATCTGCTTGGACCGATTATTTCAAATGCTGGGGGACTGCTGTGACAAGTGGTCTTTCTACCAATGAGGAAGAAGCTGCCGGGCATACCGTTGAGGCGGATCGACTGGATATCACGGTCCGATATTCCTCGGAAACGGCTGCGGTGAATTCCAAGCAGTATCGGATTCTTCTGGGCAATCGGATCTATAACATCCTTTCCATTGATGAGATGGGTTTTAAGCATAACAGTCGAAAGCTTCATACCGAGCTTTCCGAGAGGTGATCCGATGGGAAAGAAGATTCAGATCGATGAGCTGGCAGAGGCTGTGAACGAGCAGCTCGAAGAATACAGCAAGCTCTCTGCTGAAGTGGTAAAAACGGCGGTCACGAAAGCCGGTAATTCTGTGAAGAAGGACATTGGTGCGAATGCGCCAAGGCAGACTGGTAAGTATGCAAAGAGCTGGCGTACGAAAAAAACCAAAGAGACTTCGACAGAACTGGAAGTGACGGTGTATTCACCGACCCGGTATATGCTGGCACACCTTTTGGAGCACGGTCACGCCAAGCGAAACGGTGGTCGGGTCCGGGCCATTCCGCACATAGCACCGGCTGAGGAGGCTGCAGAAGAAGAGCTGCTTCGTGACATCGAAAGGGGCCTGAAGAATGGATGAATTAATGAAACTGATGCAGGAGATCGGTATCCCTTTTGCCTATGATCATTTTGCGGAAGGAGAATCACCGTCTCCTCCTTTTATCACATTCCTCCTTCCAGGCAGTGACAACTTTGCTGCCGATGGGAAGGTTTATCTGAAAATCGACGAGGTGCATATCGAGCTTTATACCGATGAGAAGAATCCGGAAACGGAAGCTCTGGTGGAGGATGTGCTGGATGCCCACGAGATTTTCTATGACAAAACTGAAGTGTGGATCGAGAGCGAAAAGCTCTATGAGGTCCTGTATTCCTTTGAAAGAGAGGTAAAGAGTAATGCCTACGAAGAAAAATCGAGTGAAGTATAACTTGAAAAATGTGCATGCCGCAATCCTGACTAAAGGAGATGACGGCACCTTCTCATACGCGACGCCGATAGCAATCCCGGGTGCCGTTTCGCTGTCCCTGGATGCAGAGGGTGAATCCTCTCCGTTTTATGCGGACGGCATTGTGTACTTCAGAAGTACCAGTAACAACGGATACTCCGGTGACCTGGAAATGGCCCTCATTCCGGAGTGGTTCCGCACAGACATCCTGCAGGAGCAGAAGGACGCAAATGGAGTCCTGATCGAGAGATCCGATATCACGGAGTCTGTCTATTTTGCCCTGCTGTTTGAATTCGATGGTGATGTGAATGCGATCCGCCATGTGCTGTATAACTGCACGGCCTCCCGTCCGTCCATCGAATCCCAGACCAAGGAGTCCAGCATCGAGCCGGGCACCGAGACCCTGGCCCTTACGGCGGACCCGAGAGAGGACGGTCTTGTGAAATCCCGCACCGGTGATGAGACCAGCACCGCTACCTACAACAACTGGTACAAGAATGTCTATGTTCCGACGCCTGCACTGACGGGTGGCAGCGGGACGAGCGGTTCCTGATAGGAGGTAGCGTATGCTTCAGAAGACAATAAATATCTGCGGGAAAGACGTGAACTTCCGGTCCTCGGCTTCTGTGCCGAGGCTCTACCGGGCCAAGTTCGGGAGGGACATCTTCAAAGACCTCTCGAAACTTGAGAAGGCGTACAAGGATAAGGGCAGTGAGGAAGCCTCTGCCATGGAGATCGAGGATCTGGAGATCTTCGAGAATGTGGCCTACATCATGGCTTTTCATGCTGATCCCTCTATTCCGAAGACCATCGATGAATGGCTGGAACAGTTCGATATGTTCTCCATTTACGAGGTGCTGCCGGAGATCCTGGAGCTGTGGGGCACCAACCTCATCACGGACGTCGAAGCTAAAAAAAACCTCAAAAAAGTAACCGGGAAATAACCACGGCACTGTTCCTCCTCCGGTGCCTGGAGGTCGGGCTCTCCATTCCGGATCTCGACCTCCTGACCATCGGAATGGTGCTGGATATCTGGACCGAGAAGGGCAACGACGGTGCCGACTACGGTGCAACCGTCCGGATGGCCGATCAGTCCGATTTTGACAAATTCTGAGGTGATGCGTATGGAAATCATCTGTGATGGGTGCGGCGCGGTGATTCCGCAGCCGGAATGGAAAACGCTCCGGGACGGGGATATTGAGCACACCTATTTTGTCTGTGATTCCTGTGGGGCAGCCTTTTCTGTCAGCGTGACGGACGGGAAGCTCCGGAAAAGGATCGAGGATTATACCAAACTGGCTGCCAGGATCAAAAAGGGACACTGCTCCGAGCAGTTCCACAGAAAGGTCCAGCGGCTGAAGGAAGAAAACGTTATGCGGAGCCGGGAGCTTGCCAAGCTGCATCCCCTGGCTCCTTTGCTTTTGCAGGAATAAGGAAGGAAAGGAGGCGCAGCGCATATGGCAAACCGAATCAAGGGTATCACCGTTGAGATCGATGGCTCGACCACTGGTCTGGATAAAGCCCTGAAGGATGTCAATTCTACTATCAAGAATACCCAGACCCAGCTGAAGGACGTGCAGCGCCTCCTGAAACTTGATCCTTCCAATACAGAGCTGCTTTCCCAGAAGCAGCGGCTTTTGAAGGAAGCCATCGGCGCGACGAAGGACAAGCTGGAATCCTTAAAAACGGCGCAGGAGCAGGCAAAGCAGCAGTTGGAAAACGGGACCCTGGGGCAGGATAAATACGATGCCCTGCAGCGGGAGATTGAAGAGACCGAGCAGGCCCTGAAAAATCTGGAATCTCAGGTCTCCACCACCTACGCAGCGCTGGAGAAGATCGATGAGACCGGGAAGAAGCTGGAGCAGGTTGGCGACAAGATGGCTGGTGTCGGAAAGACGATGACCACCCATGTGACCGCTCCGATTGTCGGCCTTGGTGCTGCAGCAATCAAAACCACAGCGGACTTTGATGCGCAGATGTCTAAGGTCCAGGCGATCTCCGGTGCCACCAGCGAGGAGTTTGACGACCTTCGCGCCAAGGCCCGTGAGATGGGGGCCAAGACGAAGTTTAGTGCTTCTGAGGCCGGTGAAGCCTTCGAGTACATGGCGATGGCCGGTTGGAAGACCGGAGACATGCTGGATGGTATCGAGGGCATCATGAATCTGGCTGCGGCTTCCGGCGAGGATCTGGGTACAACCTCGGATATCGTGACGGACGCACTGACTGCCTTCGGCCTTTCCGCAAAGGACTCCGGGCACTTCGCGGATATCCTTGCTGCTGCCAGCACGAATGCTAACACCAACGTTTCCATGCTGGGTGAGTCCTTCAAATACGCGGCTCCGGTGGCAGGTGCCCTTGGCATATCTGCAGAGGATACCTCTGTGGCCCTGGGCCTGATGGCGAATGCAGGTATCAAGGCTTCCCAGGCAGGCACCTCTCTTCGTACCGGCCTTACCAACATGGCAAAGCCCACGAAGCAGATGCAGACCTACATGGACCGCTACAACATCGCACTTGTTGAAAACGAGGACGGGTCCATCAACCTGCGCGAGACCATGATCTCCCTCCGGGAGAAGATGAGCGGCTTGTCCGAATCGGAGCAGGCAGCGGCAGCCTCCGCAATCTTCGGGAAAAACTCCATGGCAGGCTGGCTTTCTATCATCAATG